GGTTGCAACGCTTTGCCGCGAACCCAATAAGAATACTGAGGAGATTACAAAAACTGGTGACGTTCGCACTCCGCTCAATTCGAGGAGTGAAGCAGAGGCTAGGGCTTTAAAACTCAAAAAATTAGAGCCGGAGATAATGTTGCTTGTCGCTTACTATTTCATCGGGGTCAAAGAATTGATTAACAGGGTATATGGCAAATATCTTTTTGACAACGATGAAGAATCCGAATCACAGCAACAGGCCAAAGAAGGTACCATGTTCGGGTGGTGGGGCAAGTACTTTGAACTTGCCGGAAACATTACCAACCTGGACAAAATATACAAAACTAATTTCCACACCATTTGCATGTTCCTCGTAAAGCAGCGAAAGGAAGCCATTGACGAGGAAATGAGAATAAAAATGAGTTCACCAAACTGGGGTTTAAAATGATACAGACACTCAATCAATACAAAGACTATTTCAAGACACTCGCACAGGATGAGGGGCTTGATTTCGTATTTGGCGGCATCGACCGAGTACTTAACCGCCAAAATATGGATATTAAATATCCGGTGCTATGGCTAGGAATTCCCGAAATAAGAAGGGTCGATAATGGCTCTTTATCCAAACTATTTGACGGATGGATTTGTGTTTTACAAGACAGCCCTATTGATGATATTGATGAGCAGGATACAATACTCAACGATTTAGAAGCGAAAGTGGAGCGTATCGTGACGAAGATGACAGCGGCTCACCTTGCCAAAACTTTTTTGTTCGATGCTGAAGATGTAGTCTCGTTCGCAAAAACAAAAAATACCGCCGATGATCTATGGGGTTGGTTTATGGAATTCAAATTGATCGGTAACACCATCAAAAGCCCCGACTGCTTATGATCGAGCAACAAAAAGAACTCAATGATTTAATACACGATGAAATGCAGGCTTGGGCGACTGAGTTTATCGCTAATCGAGTAGCCTTTTTGCGTAAGCGGAAAGCGGAATCATCGGGTAACTTAATCAACTCGCTAGATGCAGAAATGAATGCTCAGGCACGAGCAGAGGCCGTGGAGGTGCTTATATTCTTTTCGGATCATGGCCGATACCTTGATATGAAAAGATTGAATAGTGCAGAAGGTGGTGCCGAGTACATACAAGACATAGTAGATTGGATAAAAAAGAAAGGGCTGGAGGGGAAGTTCACGGATAACTATATGTCAAAAAGGGGATTGACAAAAGTGCCAGAAAAGGCTTTGGTTTATATCGCTTGGGGCATATCGCGCAAACGATCAAACGGTAAAAACAGGCGCAAGGCGTGGTGGAATAAGGCAAAAACAGGCGCGATAAACGATTTATTTAACCGGGTTGTAGGTGCTATACCAGAAAAAATTACTGAACAAATAAAAAAACAGTTCGATGTCAGTATCAAAGGATAAAGTACAAATAAGCATTGCTTTTTTAACGGACGAAAGTCGTGAGTATGCTAAACTGGTGACTCAAAACAAGCAGTTTATCAAAGAGTTAAATGAGGCAAAGAAGAAAGGTGATGATCTTTCTGGATCAATCAATAAGATCGTTAATTCCGCCGCAGGATTAGGTAAAATCGACTTAACCAAGGTGGCTCCAGCGCAACTGAACGAACGAGCCAAACAGTTAGAGCAGACTATTCGGCTTATACCTCAATCGGCTCCTCAGTATAAAATTCTATCCCAAGAATTGAAAGCCGTTAATGCTCAAATTTCGGCAATTCGTTCTGAAAACAGAGGGCTTAGCGACGCGAAAGGAGTTTGGGAGGCCATGAGTACTGGAGCGAAAGGTTTTCTGTCAGCGTTGGGGCCTATTGCATTAGCCGTAGTAGGATTAAGTAGTTTGCTGGAGGGGCTAAAAAAAGTATTTGACATTGGTGTGGATGCAGAAGCCTTGAAAACAAAAATGGCTGCTGTATTTGGCGAAAGTATTTCTATTGTAAATGATTTTGCAGAAAAGAATTCCGCAGCAATTGGACTAAGCCGCAGGGAATATAGAGGGCTGGCCACCGACGTAGCCGATCTTTTAACACCAATGGGTTTCACCCAAAAAACGGCGGCTGAACTCAGTATTGAGTTGGTGAACCAGGCAGGTGTGTTGTCTCGATGGACTAAAGGGAAAGTGGACACTAAAACCGCCACTGAAATCCTTAATAAGGCATTGCTAGGTGAACGCGACGCGCTAAATTCACTGGGTATTGATGTAAAAGACAGCATCATTCAGGCAGAATTAAAGCGCAAGGGCTTGGAAAAACTTACTGGAGATGAACGTCGACAAGCCGAAGCCTTGATCACGCTCGAGCAGATCACCAAGCAATCATCGAATGCGAATAACGCCTTCAGTAAAGGCGTAGATGATTTGCAAGAGAAAAAGGCACGTCTCCGCGCTCGTATTTCCGAAATCGTGGATGGCCTTGGCACTGGAATGATTCCTGTCTTTAATAAAGTATTGGGAGCCATCATTCCTGTGGTAGAATGGATCGTCAACTTTGGCACATCTATTTACAATTTGATACAGGGAGCGGAGAACTTTAGAGCGGTCGTTTCAGCCGCGTTTGGCGGGGTTGCCAGCGCGATCAGCGGCGTAGTCAAAGGGATTGGTGCGGTAGCCGATGGATTTGTAAACCTTTTCAGTGGCGAATTTTCAAAGGCGGCATCTTCTTTTGGATCGGCTTTTGAAAACCTTAACCCGGTTGGAGTGGGCATTAACTTAGCCCAAGGCGTTGTGGATGGCTGGAAAAGCGTAAAAAGCCCACAGCCCGAAATTGCCCCTGCTGACAAGGCTGCGGCAACCGGAGAAGGCAAAGGGCTTGCATCTGCGTTCGGTGGCGGCTATGATGCACAATTTGCTATCATCAAGGCCAACTCAAAGAAATCTAAGGAACAAATTCAAAAAGAATCAAAGGAGGCTTTAGAATTAGAACTGAAAGGTTTAGAAGCCGCAACGCTCCGGAAAGAAACTATACTGGAGGGCGAGAGATTGGCCAACACCAAGAATGAAGTCCAGTATGGTAATGAACTGGTGGCCATCAAGAAGGAGCAACTAGAGCAGAGCCTTTTAATTTACAAAAAATACGCGAAGGATCAGTCCATTGAGGCTCTAAAGTTGCAGAATGAATTGGCTCAAATGCAGGCCGATAATTCGCGAAAAGGAGTAGCCGTATTGTCGCCTTTAGCGCAAAGGCAATTAGGCCCGGTAACAAGCGACCAAGCCCCTACCAATCAAAAGTTACAGGCACTGGCAGTTGATGAGATTGGCCAGCAGGTTCAAATTGATGCGGTAAAAAACAAGTTAGTAAAGACCATCGCAGTAGAGCAGCAGTATGAAATGCAGCGGCTCCAGATGAAACGCGATTTTCTTGCACAGGAAATCGCCATATTGAAAGAGGGTACTAATCCACAGGTTGATGAGATAAAACGCCGCGAGGATGAAAAATTAAAGGTTGAGGCAACGATTGGGAAGCAGCGTTTAGAAAATGAGCGCGCATTGGAGGCACTAAGGACGGAAGTACTCCAGACTGGATTAAAAACTACTTCAGATATTTTTACAGTCGCTGCGGAGATACTAGGAAGGGACGAAGCCAGCAAAAAGAAGCACGCCGCAACCATCAAAGAACTTCAAAAAGCGAACATTACCATCAACCTGGTAAGTGAGGTCTCTAGTATTTTCGCCAATGCACAGAAGTCTCCAGTTGCTCAATTACTAGGCCCAATCGCAGGTAATATACTTGCCGGTATTCAAGCCGGTGCTGCAACGGCAAGGGCTTTGATTGCGATCAAAAAGGTAGAAGGGACAAAGTTCGCACGTGGTAAATTCGGGTTCTTTGGTGGCAAATACCACGCGCATGGTGGCACACAAGTCGTGGCGAGTGATGGCAGTTCCTTTGAGGTAGAGAAAGATGAAGGATTTGCAATCATAAACAGACACAATGCGCCGATGCTGCGCCAATTAAGCAATATCAATGCTATGAATGGTCGTGGTGATGCTTATTTCGCAAGAGGAGGCTTAACAAACATAAATACAACGCCATCGGTGAATTTACCCAACGCCTCAACTTCCGAAAACGGCGGGATGATAGAACACTTGATTTCCGAGTTTTCCGCACTTCGCTCGGATATGAATAATTGGCAGGAAAAACTATCTGTATCAATAGTTTACAGCGACATCGAAACCGCAGGGAAAAGAGTAAATGTAATTACGAATCAGGCTGGATTTTAATTAAATCCAGCCTGATTAAAGCACTTTGTTATGTTGTCCTAATACAGGAATAACAAGGCTGGCACATTTGCAAATGCAAATAATGACACAAAACGGTCAGATTTCAATCCAACAAGTGTTGGCCGAAATCAGGGAGCATTCTGGCCGGACATTTTTTATTCAATTTGTAAGGATCACTGGGAAAACCAGAGGGACTATAAAAACGGTCGGTAAGGCCGTCTATGGCCGTTCCAAAACAGCAGGGGAAATGCCTTCGATTAAACTAGATGCGCAAAGGAAACGCGCCCTTCATATCGAGAAAGGCACACTTCCTATTTCGGACTATGACAATGGAGAATACCTAACGCCATTGATCGCGTGCATTTTATCATTTAACGGATACAAAGTAATTCATTAGTAATGGAACAACTATCAGATAATATTTGGCTTTTAAAGCCCGCAGGGACTGGCGTAATGGTCTCCTTTAGAAGCACCGCAAATGGTAAAATCCATCCTGAAAAAGGCAAATTAAATACCGTCACTTTGGAGGATGGCAGCACCGCAAAAATAATGTATTGGGGAGCGCGTAATACATTGCCGCAGGAACGCGAGGCACTTATTGGAGAAAACAACATAATCCCGGAACTACTAGGAACAAAGCGGGATATATATGTCGCAGGAGGGCTTTATTGCTATGTTGAGCAGATTGTAGATGGTGTTATAAAGAAAATACCTGTAGATACTCCTCCGGAAATTCAATCTTTTTTCGATGATATTGACGTGGAAGCGTATGTAAGAGGCGCATGCAAAAGCCTTATCACACACGGAAATATATTTACTGAATATGTGGGTGAATTAGGAGGGCGTATCACCTCAATGAAAAACATTGAGTGCCGTCATGCTCGATGTGGAGAGCAGGATGAAGATGGAGTGATAAATGATTATTTCATTTGCGGCAAATGGGAGGATACTAGAGCCAAAAATGTCACCATAAAAAAAGTACCTGCTTATAAAAAAGACCAGGTACAACCTAAGTTTATGGTACATAGTGGAGACGATCTTTTCCACAATGACTATTACTTTACGCCACGCTGGTGGGGTGGTAAAGACTGGATCTCTTTATCGAACCGGGTGCCAATTTTCCACAACCGAAACCTGGACAATGGATATCTAATCCGCTGGCATATCGAAATACCTTTGGATTACTTCAAAAATACGTCATCGGCGGCACAGACTCCAGAAGACGTTGATAAGTCCAAAAAGGCCGAAACGTTAGCGCGTGAAAATTTCATAAAGAAACTCAACTCCTTCCTAGCCGCAGAAGATGGTGCAGGTAGGGCGGTCGTTACCAGTTATGAACTAAACAGGCAACTGGGTAAAGATTTTCCCGGTATCAAGATTACTCCATTTCAAGTCGATATCAAAGATGAGGCATTGTTGAAGTTGTTTGACAAGTCAAATGATGCGAATATTTCCAGCCAAGGCATTCCTCCAGCACTGGCCAGCATACAAACGCCTGGGCGATTAGGGAGTGGATCAGAGACAAGGAACTCGTTCAATCTTTTCCTTGCTATTAAGGCCCCTGTACCAAGGTCGATCATTGTCAAATTCTTTGATATTCCTCGGAAAAGAAATGGTTGGGATCCTAGGATTAAAATAGGATTCAGGGACATTGAACTCACTACACTTGATGAAAGCCCCGTTGGTCAACAGCCCGTTACGATATGACGAACCAAACCTACGATGCATTTTTACTAAGAATAGCGGATGATTACCCAAATCATCCGCTATTATCTACTTTGCGGAAAGGCACAAGCCTACTGAATCAAAGGCGTATTTTGACTGTAATCCAGCAAATTAACGACTTAGAAAAAGATGAAGCCATTACAGATGAAGATGATGAAGATGATCTGGAGGAGCAATTAACCCCTTCAGATACCGACGATGAAGTGCTAAAGAAAATGTACATACAAAAGAGCAATCTTTTTGTAATAAGGGCGAAGCATAGTAACGAACTGCACGAATGTGAGACCGATCAGCAAAGGGCAAAAGTTGTAGAAAAAATAGTTGCAATTCAGGTGCAAATTGAGGCACATTTACAACGAATGTCTGCATACAAAAAGAACGGAAAAATGCACGATGATGATGATGAATTCCAAATACCTGTTGATCCGGTTAAACTGGTAAAAAAGTTGAATTCCGTAAGAGCGAATATATCGATTACGACTAAGAAAATAACTGAATTATACCATATTGAAACCAAAACCGAAGATCAAAAGAAGCAACTGGATAAACATGACAAAAACCTCAAAAAATTGGAGGTTTACAAAAAAATGTTAGAAAATGAGGTCAAGAAGCACGATCTTGAAAACGTACACGGATAAGGACTTTGACAAAGCCGAGCGACTGGAGCGACTAAGGATGTACTTAGTTGAACCGCAAAAATTTGAGTTAAGTCAACGCGATTGGGATCACTTCGAGAAGGTTAAAAACACTTTTTACCTTTCTGTCAATGAAATATCAAGAGCAGTGGCGGTTAGTAAAATTATAGCCACAGAGCCGGGTATTTCGTTGAATTTTGCGAATCAACTGTTTGATGAAGCGCAGGAACTGTTTGGTTCATTTATTCAAGTGAATCAATTCCTGAATAAGCAGAAAATAGTTGAACGATTGGCAATTTTGGCAGATAAGGCTTACCAAAACGCAATTTATAAATATAAAGATGATGATGGAATAGAGCAGGAAGGTACCGACATGAAATACATGGAAATGACAAGGAAATTGCTTGACGATATTTCAAAATTAAACGGGTTTTATGATCAAACCCAAAAACTTGATCCTAGTAAATTGACTATCCCAAAGTTAATTATATCATCAGACCCACAGGTATTCTATGACTCCAGGAAAGAAGATAGCGAATAAGCCGAAAGAGGTTTATTTTAATCCAATGCAGATAAAGTTTGCTATAGCGCCACAAAAAACAAAAGTTTGGGTGGGTGGTCGTGGTGCTGGCAAATCAAGTGGATTAGCATTAATTATTAGGAGAGCGGTTGAAGAATTGCCAAGAGGCAAATGCTTGTTTTCTTCCACAACTTTAGAGCAGATCATGAATAGCACACTTCCTCCAGTTTTATCGAAATTGGAGGAGATGGGCTTTATTGAAAACATACACTATGTAATTGGCAAAAAGCCATTGGATTGGTGGGATCAAACAATTTGCCATCCTTATTCACCGCCAAAAAGTTATGATAATACCATGACTTTTTTTAATGGTTTTACAATAGTATTTATTTCTACTGCAAAACCAATAGGGAAAAGGGGTGGCAGTTATGATATGGCCATTGTGGATGAAGCGGCGTTCGTGAAAGCGACATCATTTAGAAGGATAATTGTGCCTATGGTTCGCGATAACCTATATCGTTTTGATAGTACGCTACACCACTCTATATTCCTACTCACCAGCCAACCTACCACTACCGATGGCCAGTACATACTGGAGTTTGAGAATGAACACATCGCCAACCCGGATGATGTTCTATTTCTTTGGACAAGTGCAAAGGATAACGAGGTCGTTTTAGGTAAGGCTTGGTTTGATCGAACAAAAGCAACAATGGGGCTAAGCGAGTACATGTCAGAGGTAGAGAATATACGCATAAGAAAACTACCTCGATCATTTTATCATACATTTGATAGGGATAAGCATGGATACAACAAAGGCTATGAAGTAAGGAGTAATGAGTTACTGGAGGCTTCGTGGGACTTTGGTGGGAACTTCAACTGTGCAAGCGTATGGCAGGAACATCTTAATACAGAATACTGCTTAGGTTCATTCTTTACTACACAGAACCAGAACAAAGTAATAGGTGTAGTAGAGGCTATATGTAATCGCTTTGCGGATCATCAGTTCAAATATATAAGGCTCTGGGGCGAGCCACGCGGTAAGGATAGTAATCCATATGCCGATGATGATCTATACAAGATCATCACGAAGGCTTTCCTTGCCCGTGGATGGGTAGCCGAAGACAAAGTAATACCTGGTACCCAAGCAAAGAAGCATAAGCAAAGGCATTTCTTCTTTGAGTCTGTATTCAATGAATCGGAATGGTACCTACCGAAGATAAGGCTACAATCAACCGCAGCAGAAGACTTGATTAAGTCCATTGAAATGGTCCCGATTAAAGGAGACTTTCAGAAAGATAAAGCAATGGAGACTGATCCATCATTCCCTCCGCAATGGGCCCCGCATCTAAGTGATACGATGGACAACTATATGGATGCTAAACACTATTGGAAGTATAGTGATGCAAACAACGTAGGAGAACACTTCTACGATCTAAGATAGTGCCACAGATAACCCAAAAATTGGGGTTATTTAATTAAATAAAACCTAAACCGCGCCCGCACAGTCCCTTTTGATGGTTGTAACGGCTCTTTAGATAAACTTTTATAACTGTTTTTAAATCACACACTTATATGGACTTATTATTCACCATTAATTCAGGCGTTACAGCAGGGAAAGAGAAAGTTGGCGATACAAATTTTTTACTTCACTACCCTTCTGTAAATCGGAATATGATGTGGTCGGAAATCGCACCTTATGTCCGGCAGGTTACTCAAACTCAAATTATCACAGTAATTGGTAAACCACTTTATGATGATCTTGCTAATAAAGTACAATCAAATGTGGCTCTTACAATTGATCAGTTTGATTTAGTCGAAGCATTAAAGGATAGTATTGCAAACTTTGTCGTAGCATCTGCATTACCAAAGAAAAAAACTATGTTATCGAGCATGGGTGCAGTTGAAAATAACGCATCAGACGGCACTACACAGGCATCTTTGTGGGGTTTTAAGGCAACCCTATATACATCTTTTCAGGATGCAGGGATACATCTGGATCGCGCACTAGCCATTTGCGAAAAGGCAGTATTCAATGAAGTTGCCTACTTTGATTTATGGAAAAATGATGAGAGTTATAACGTTTCAAGTACCGACTTTTTCCGCACAACAAAGGAGTTTAACGAGTATCACAACATCAATATGAGTCGACGTACATTCATTGCGATGCGAACAATCATACAAGAAGTAAGTCAGAGCAAGGTTAGGGCTATTTTATGTAAAGCGCAGTATGATGCACTTAAATCAAAGGTAGGAACAAACGATTTAAGTGCAAGCGAAATTGAATTATTGAAATACGTAAGAAAGGTTGTTTGTAAAAATGCAGTGATGGAAGCCGCCGATGCCTTGCCAGTGCTACCGGAGCAGGATGGATTTAGGATCGTAACTTCCATTGATTCGGTGGATCAACGTACCTATTCTGTAGAAACGATCAAGGGCGCAATCCTTGGTATTAAAGAGCAAGCGATGAATTCAGGAGCAACAGCCACCGCTGATCTCATTGAATATTTGTATCAGAACAAAGATACATTTCCGCTTTGGCGGGACAGCACTTGCTGTAAAGTAGATGAAAATACAAGTTTGGTCTATTGTGTAGAAGATGGAGCGGTAATGCTCTGATTTTGGTTTAGTTTTTGTAAGTAGGAGATAGAATAAATTATCTCCTACTTATGAAATTTAAGACTCCTATCACTTACTGGGGCGGCAAACAAACATTAGCCCCAACGATCTGCAACCTCATTCCAGATCATAAAACATACTGCGAACCATTTTTTGGTGGAGGAGCAGTATTCTTTGCAAAGCCCAAAAGCAAAGTAGAAATCATCAACGATTTAAACCGAGAAGTAATCAACTTTTATCGGCAAGTTGTATGCAATTTTGAAGCACTACAAGAAAGGATTAAATCAACTCCACACTCCAGAGGGTTATACAAAGACGCAATTGTAATCTACAACAACCCGCATTTATTTAACGAATTAGACAGGGCTTGGGCTTTTTTCGTCGCTACCAATCAGGGCTATTGTGGACAAGTTGGATCATGGGGATTTGGTACTTCAACAAATTCAATTGAGAAGAAACTAAATAACCAGCGCATCAACTTCACTACTGAATTGAAGGAGAGACTAGATATGACTCAGATAGAGTGTAAGGATGCTATTGAACTTATAAAACTAAGGGACACCGAAAGTACTTTCTTCTACATAGACCCTCCGTACTTTAACTCTGATATGGCACATTACAAAGGGTATTCAATCCATGATTTCACACATTTACTAGAAGTACTATCAAGCATTAAAGGTAAATTTCTGCTATCTTCATACCCATCTGAAGTACTTGAAGCATTCAAAATCAAAAATAATTGGTCTCAAATGCTAATCAAAAAGCCAACAAACGCCAGTAAAACACGAAAAGAGAAAACAGAGGTTTTGACAAGTAACTATCCACTGGACTAAACTGGACTAACTTTGGACTTAATAAACGTTTATAAATCAAACAGTTGTGGCAAATAGTCCAAAAGTCCGGCGATTACTCAATCTTAAAATTGAAGATGTTATCCATTCTACTTACCCCCTCAATCTTCCTACTAAAGTCAACGTGCGTGTAAACCAACGTTGTTTCTATCTTCGAGTGGCCCAGTAGTTCTTTCAATTCCTCTAGCTTACCACCTGCGTACAAGTACATATATGCGAATGTATGTCGAGCGACGTGGGTGGTAAGCCATTTGTTTATGTCTAATGCCACCGCAATATCTTTTAACATCCGGTTCATCGTCACGTCAGTGAATGTAGAAAACATCTTTGTTTTATCACCATCGCGGTCGGCGATAATCTTTTTAGCCGCTGCGGACAAAGGAATCTTAACGATCTTTTTAGTGTTTTTCTTTGGCCGAATAATTAATATATCCCCAACCGCATCATCAAGTTCTAATTTTAGTAAGTCGCTAACCCGCAAACCAGTCATCAGTTGGAATAGAAAGTGTTTTAGGCATTTATGTACATTGCCTGAAAATTTATTACTCTCATAAGCAGACATTAATATTTCAATCTCGTTTGAATTGAGCCACGTCCGCTCTGTTTCTTCTTTTGTAAATTTAAAATCCTTATAAGGATTTTCTATCCGCTTCCCCTTTTTAATTGCCAGCCGGATAAATTTCCGATTATGCTTGTGATAGTTTAACCTACTGTTGTGAGCAATTTTTTTACCTCTTAAAAATCGTTCAAAGTCTTGTACGAACTCAAAGTTTATATCTGAAAATGGAATATTGGGTTTAAATTCCTTTAAGTGGTTATGCAAAGTTTTATAGCCTTTTATTGTACCATCCTCTTTGTCGGACTTTTCTTTGACTATTTCCCTTTCTACAAAATCAACATAATTACCCGGAGATGGCCGGGTATCAATTAGTTCAATAAACTTATCTACGTTAATATGGATTCCAGTAAGTGAGGATTCATAGAGTATTTCCTCACTTCGAGACCTGTATTTGTTTAGTATAGCGTTTACTCTATTGGCATTTTTAAATGATTTCTTACACAATTGACGATCATTATCCCAATGCTCCGGTGGACAGTAGGCATTTAGTGCAAGCCTTTTCCTTTGCCCATCAATAAATATTTGTAGTGCAATAGGCGCGGTACCATCCTTTTTTATACGATCTCGGAGGATTATTTTGATACTAAATTTAAGCATTTTTGTCCTTAATTTGGCCGTAATTAGGCTGATTTTACGAAGATTTAATAACACAAAAGATTGATTAGTAGCCGTTTATGCAAGCATAAACGGCTAATTGTGATCTCGACGGAAACACCCCCACCAACCACAATCCCTTACCAATCAACAAGTTACGACCAAGCAAAACCCCGCTTGGCCGTAACTTGGACAACATTGGCCTTCTCAAAAGTATATCATTTGATATACTTCATTGATTACCAATCACTTCCTTCTTAATCCTTTTGGCCGCCCTCCAGCACTTCTATTCGAGTGCGCAATTCTTTAACCAGTTCAACAAGGTCATCAAATGACATTCCATCCTTGCCAATATACATTGGCCCCCCACCTGTTAGCATCCAGATATAATTTATCTCAGGATAGGTCGCAACTATCTTTTTGATATTTTTATCTGAGATCGGGCGATAACCAGCAAGCATGTGTGAAATATACTTGTCGCTGATCCCAATTTTTTCAGCGAACTCAATCTGGTTGATACCAAGTTTCTTTAGTACCTCTTTTAACCGCACAATGCGGTCATAATCAACGGTTTGTACCGTTTCTTTTTCTTCTTGTTTACCCATGTTTTAAATGTTTAAAATGTTAAAGTTTGAAAATGATATAAAATAATTACAAAAATCCTTGCACGGTGTCTATCAAAAGATATACATTTGTGACAAAGTTACACAAAAGTAACAAACTAACAAACTTTTTTTATGACAGCAACAGAAATTTACGACACCCTCCAAGAGCACCGCAAGGTGACTGATTGCGTATCATGGATCGCGCAATTTGAATTTTATGAAGAAGTATCAAGGAATACGCTTTTCCGCGCAGTAAAGCGCGATAAGCAACGTGAGCCTTACACGGCTCGACAAAGATTCTACCTACAGAAGTTTGAAGAATTTGTAAAGGATCAAAATTTGGTAAAGACCAACCAAGTTGGTGGGGAGCAATAATATTATTCATAATCGGTCTGCAATAATCGGTCTGCAAATGTCCTAAATAAAAGGCATACCAGCAGACTATTTTTACAAAAAATATTCTCATGGCTAAATTTATATCAAAGGAAGATCGCTCAGCGATTGATGAACTCTCTACCGACACAGCGGATGTACAAAAGAGGATATCCACAGAGTCGCCCAAGGCTCGAAAAAACACACACCTCTATGATTGCCCTCTTTGCAATGCAGCAGATGGACTCGAAATCATCGCATCAGGCTCGAAAAAAGGCATTTTCAAATGCTTCCATTGCAACAAAGCAGGGAAAGGAGGTGCATCTATCCTTCAAGTAATGCACAAAAAGGATTGGAAGGAAGCATATACTTGGCTGGCCAATGAATACCACTATACCATACCAGAACAAAAACCGAAAACAAACAAAGAAGCCAATGAGGAAATAGCGGCGAAAAAAGTCACTTTCCGTGACCTTCAACTAAAGCACTCCGGCATTCCCAACGAAGCCCAGGTATGCCCCATACCGTTTGGGAATGGCCAATTCAAAGAGATCAATCGGTACCAAGCCGGGACTATGAAAGATGGAGGTGAGTTTACGGCTGAGGGTAACGATATGGTGCTACACTATATCGGGTTAGATTGCAAGCCTATTCAATATACACCAAAGAAAGGCAAAGCAAAAGACCTCATCCGGGTACGTTACCAATACCCAGACCTACACCTTGACCGCGATGGTAAACCAGTAAAGTACCGTAGCCCTTACGATTCAGGAAGCCACCTTTGGTTGCCTATGTCGATCATTAAAGGCTACCAAACCTCTACTAAGATCAAAACCTTATTCATTACTGAAGGTGAAAAAAAGGCGGACAAAATGTGCCTTCACGGAATGCCAACAGTAGGGATTATGGGAATCCATAACCTGGCATTTAATACCGACATGCCCCGCACGTTTGAACTACTCGTTCAAAGATGCGAAGTAGAAGAGGTCGTTTTCGTATTAGATGCGGATTGGCAACAGATCACCGCTACAACAGGCAAGTCAGTCGACAGCCGTCCACGCACATTCTTTAAAGCAGTACAGAAGTTTAGGGAGTATTTCTACGGATACCGCAATTCAGGATTAGACCTCCGTATTTTTCTAGCAACAGGCAAAGATGACCAGTTCAAAGGAATGGATGATCTATTGCTCGATCTCGAAACCAAAGGACTGGAGACTCTAAACCAACCCGGAAAACTATTTGAAGACATTACCACTGCTATCACATCCGCGCAAGGTACTGGAGAGTTCGTAACGGCTGCCAATATCCACCCGCTCCGGGTATCTGAATACCAACTATCCGAGATGTGGTCACTAGATGACCCACAGAAGTTTTTCGCAAAACACTTTGAAAAACTCAAAACAATAGGTGAGTTCAAATACGGAAGGGTGACCTACTTCTACAACGCCGACACTAAAGAAATACAGATGGCGCAGCAGATTCTTCCTGCTGAGAAGTTCTGGGACGTAGATGAATACTTGGGCCGTGGTGGAAGATGGGTACGGGAATGCAAGTTCAATTACGACCGAATCCGCAAATTCCTTTTCAACCGTGGCATTGGCCTGTATCAGTACGCTCCCGGACTTTACCGCACAGTACGCCGCGAAAGCCACCTCATCGCAGATATTACGCCGCAGTGGATTCAAAGATACGTAGTGGAGTTTGCAGAAAACTCAGTTGCTCAGGAAGACCGGAGCGACGTAGTACAAATGCTCCTACGAGGTAACACACAATTTCTAGGGCCGAATAACTTGAACTATATGTTCGAGCATCACCCCGATTTTATTACCCCCAATCCAGAGCAGCAGATTATGGTTTTTAACAACTGTTACTGGATCATCACCGCTGACAATATTGAGCAGCGGCCACTATCCGAACTAGCTGGCACAATTTGGCAAAACCAAGTCATCAACTTTGATGCACAGTATATCGGCCACCCAATGGTAAAGGTCACCAAAGACCCTAATGGATGGAATATAAAAGAAGCCCCAGAGTGCAACGGGAAAGAAGGTGCGGAGTTATACGACTATATCCGATGCACCTCCCTTTTTCACTGGGAGAAACTGTATGAGTTACTTCGTGACTCCGATGGAGTAATGAAATACTTTGCAAAAGAGAAACCGGATACCATTTCATCTTCTGAATTATCGGTTTGGAAGATGCACATCGTTACAAAGATGATTGCTTGGGGCTACAAACTGCGCCACTACCGCGATGAATCCAACAAGCGGGCAATCATCTGCATGGATGGCACAGAAAGCGCAGTCGGCAAAAGCCAAGGCGGTAGTGGTAAATCTATTTACGCGATGGCCACCACGCACTGCCAACCTATGTTTGTAGTGGATGGTAAAACAGCAGATCTTAAAAACGATAAGTTCCTATACCACGGCGTGGATGAAAGAACAAGGGAAATCGTATTTGATGACATTCGGGTAAACTTCGATTTTGAACTATTATTCTCACAAATAACTCAATTCATCCGGGTAAAGCCTTTCCAAGGCGCGCCCATCACCATACCGGCTCCCATATTTACACTCACCACCAACCACTCCCTAAATGGTGAAGGAAACAGTTTCAAACGCCGCCAGTACTACCTTGGATTTTCAAACTTTTTTAATGAACACCGTACCCCTTCCCATTACTTTGGCCACCAGTTATTCACCGACTGGAACCACAAACAATGGAACCTGTACTACAACCTGATGGCCACTTGCATACAAGTCTATATGCAATACAGCGATCTAGGCCGCTACGCAATAGAAAGTAATGATATTGATCGCCGTAAACTTCGCCAACAAATCGGCGAAGACTTCCTCGATTTCGCCGACACCTACTTTGTGGAGGGATTTATGCTCAACAGAATCGTAGAAAAGACTCGCGTTTTGGAAGATTTCTTTGCTCAATACCCAAATGAGAGAAGATTTATGGACGCGAAAAAAATAAAGACAAAGTGCGAACTCTACGCAAAGTACTCAAAATTCCTTTATAACCCCATCGCTGGTCCCGATGGAAGGATAAAAACGAACGGTTCAGAGTTTGTTTTGGTGGCAAATCACAACTTTGAAGCCCAAAACCCCGGTGAGAAGGTATTCAAAGACACGGTGGTAACTGCTCAAACACCGTACTAAAATCACTATAACTATTTGATTATCAGTAACTTAAAGGGAAAACACATATAATATATATACTATCTCTCTTTATAAACAAGTACCCTATTAAAAAAAAAGGAAAACGCTGGACTTTTGGACTAACCTTTATAACTCATTGTAAATCAGTAAGTTATTCAGTCCAAAATCAGTCCAAACCAGTCCAGTTTTTCAATTAGTTCAAAACGTCCAAAATCAGTCCAGTTTTAGAATACGTTTTGGACTGATTTTGGACTAAATAAGTAATTGATTATGAGGCAATTACAAAGGAAAGTCCAGAAGTCCAGTAAAAAAGTCCAAAAAAAACAAAGGGGGGTGTTTTGAAATCCCTTCATTTTTTCATCATCAAACATACATTATCATGTATCAAAAACACATCATTATCGGATACCTTGGCCAAGATGCCAGTACCCGCACATTTACCAGCGGTGATACCGCTATTAACTTTTCAGTAGCCGCTACCGAGTCATGGAAAGATCAGGCAGGAAACAGACAGGAACGTACCACTTGGTACAACTGCTCTTACTTTACTAAAACTACTGGAGTATTGGAGTACCTACGAAAAGGCACTCTAGTTGTAGTAGAAGGTTCTACGCTCACCACTACTACCTACGACAAAGCAGAAAAAGGAGGCATAGGCATAGGCGTATCCCTGAACCTGAAAGTAGATACGGTTCGGTTACTGAGTACCAACAAACCGGATCAATCTACTCAACGTAGTAGCCCATCCAATGCCACAACACAACCCGTACCACTTTCCGAGGAATTTCCCGTTTCAGAACCAGCCACAAACGGCAATGATTTGCCATTTTAAAAGATATGTACTACATAGTCAATAACAACACGCAATTATTTCAAGACTTAAAGTCTTTTCAGGCTCGGCTAAAAGCATCCTTAGCCGATGTCCGTTCGCTACTCAGCGAATACAATGCAGCCTCGGCCAGTTTCTCGCAAGATCATTTATCGGGGCCTCCGATTGGGTTTAAGTTTGAACTTAAAACCGATGTGCCAGTAAAATGGAAACGGGTATCAATTTCCAGTACTCAAACGGGGTATTACATGCCTAAGAAATGCGCAGCAACAAAAGACTGTATAGAACGAATGGAGGCGATCCCAGTCCTTTCCGTTGGCGAATTGAACAAATTAGTAAACTTCGAACATCAATTTGTCGAACACGCTTTCTTGCGCCGCGCCGGTGTTTTGTTCGGGAATGAGTTCTGTTTGGTTATGGTGGATGATAGAGCCACCTACAAGCCCGCATCCGACATGGAGGAAATAACAATAACGGCATTCAAACGATATGAAAAAGCCATAAACGATGAACGATCCGCTGCATCCGCCAATTGATCCAGTAGATTATATCCGCGCTTGTAAGGCTGATCCATCCAAGTGGATTGAACGCAAGCGCGGATTTATCGACTGGAAATTCTCCGAAGTAGCAGAATACCTTGGATATGATGACGCACACGAATACTGCCAAAAGATGATGCGCTGGTACGATTATGCGAAAAAATACCAAGGTCGCTGCTTACTCGATGTTTCATACCATCAATTTCTTAATCATCAATCAAAACTCGAATTATGAAGAAAATAGCATTTGCGTACTATGGCGGTAAAATTGGAATGTGTGATAAGATAGTTGATATTATCCCAGATCATGATCACTATGTAGAAGCGTTCTCTGGAAGTTTTGCCGTAGGTTTAAACAAACCAAAGTCTCGAATTGAAACGCTAAATGATCTGAATGGCGATATTGTAAACTTTTTTAGAGTTCTTAGAGATCATCCTATGGAGTTGATCCAACTACTCCAATTAACACCATATTCAAGGGCGGAGTTTGAACAAGCATGGCTGCCTATATCGGAATGCCCAATTGAGCGAGCAAGATGTTTCTTTGTAAGAGTCAATATGGATATTTCTAAAGCAGGGAAAAAGAATAACAAATCTTGGTCTAAAAATCTAAAGTTTGTGATCAACAACTTTTCATATGCGCCATTCAATTTCTACACTAAAGTGAATGGATTGCTAGATATTTCTAATCGCATAAGGAACATACAAATTGAGAATAGGCCTGCAATTGATTTAATTAGCAAATTAGACTCCAAAGAAACTGTATTTTATCTGGATCCACCTTATTTGCCATCGGTACGCAAATCGTCAAATGATTATCTGTTTGAAATGAATCAAGCAGGTCATGTAATACTTGCAGATAAATTAAAGTCGATAAAAGGTAAAGTGATTTTATCGGGCTACGAAAGTGAATTATATAAGAGCCTTTATAGCGATTTTTACAAAATTAAATTCGATGCCAAAATGGTTCCTATGTCTCGAGGTAAAGGAAGGGTAACATCTGAAATGATATGGTTAAACTATGACCCTTTATTGGAGTGTAAAAAGCAGTACTCTCTATTTTAAAATCCCAAATCAATAAATATTTTTTTGTGCTTTACAAATAAACTTGTAACTTTGCATTATCAATTTAAACAACTATTATTTTATGAAAAAAAATAAACATGGAGATTCCGAGTATGCCACAATTAACGGCTTAGGATCAATTGTCATAGCGACAGAAAATAACAGAATGACGCTTAACCAATCTATAAACGCTAAGTCTCATCAGTCAGGGCTTCCTACTAGGTACTCGCGTTTTATAAAGAAAGATAACTCATTCGTTGTAGAACATTTGAGGTGCTTTATTCCATTATGTAATGTAAAAAGGCAAGAGTACAAGGATAGTCCTAATCGTAGTGGGTTCAAGCAACCTAATTGTTTCTAAATCAAAACAAATCAATTCACATTATAAACATAATTCAACAAAATGGACAACATGAATTTAATAAACATCAACGAAGTTGAAATTAATTTTACACAAGAAGGCGAAACAGTATTTATCCCTATTAAACCAATCTGCGAGGTGCTTGGTATTGACCATTCGAGCCAAGTCTCAACCTTGAAAAACCATCCAATTTTGGGTTCAGTTATGGTGGAGAACACCACAACTGGAAGCGATGGGAAGCGTTATCAAATGCTTACTTTACCACTTAAATATTTCTTTGGTTGGTTATTTTGTATTGATGCCAGGAAAGTTCGACCTGAAGCCACAGAGCAACTTATTAAGTACCAAGAGCAGGTTTATAACATTATCTACGACAAATTTTTTCTTGAACCTGTACAGCAGAAAAAGAAACTGATTCTGATCCTAGAAAAAGAGAATCAATTGCTTGGCCTCGAGAACGAGCGCAAAGAGTTGAACGCTCAGATAAAGGCCATCAAAGATACAATCGAAGTCATTAAGGTTTCAGAGCCTAATCAGTTGTCTTTTGATTTTAACTAATTCACTTTTAAAATAACAAATCACATGCCTAGTCAAAATCCAGTAACCCCTCAAACCTTAACCTTCTCAGGAGCCTTAACACTCCTTTTTATCGCACTTAAACTACTCAAGTATATCACATGGCCGTGGTGGATCGTATTGATGCCAGCATACGCTACGTTTGCGCTAGTACTTGTAATATACTTAGTACTTTACATTCTTTTTCGTTTACAATAACAATACAAAAACATGGACGGAGGTAAAATAGGCGATGGCCCTTGGGGCTGCCTTTTAGTTTGCGCAATAATTGGAATTTTGGCCGTAATTTCTTTTCTAATTATCGGCTGTATATGGCTCTATAAACATGTTCATATTCTCTAAGTCACACGGGCGGCTAACACCGCCCACAATCATCAACACAATGCACGTAACCACACACGAAACGTCGCAAAAAATAAAAGACGCAGGGTTTCAACAGCCAGCATTTTCAGTAGGTCAAATATGGTACACCGAAAATGGTGGGACATATCTTATCTCAGGCATTAATAGTAGTGATGGTATTCCATACGGCAAACGTCTAAATGCCGATAATTGGAGTATTCCACTTGCACTGTTTAATACAGAGGGCTGGTCTTATGCCGCATCAGCCACCGAACTATTGCCCGATAAATACATTTTGTCACGAGAGGGCGAAGATTGGTTTTGTGGGCTGCTCCACCTTCCCAGTTTTGTCCACGAAAACCCCGCGGAAGCAGCCGCAAAATCTTATTTGTTCATCACAACACATCAATAACATGCAAGATAACATAAAAATTTTTCACAAATTCGTAAACGAACGTCTCCGCGATGATCTTCAAAAAAGATTCTTTGCCCTAGATACAGAGATTCAAGAGCGATTACAATCCATGAAAATAGAAATACCCAACTCTATAATCAATGCCCTAGAAGTTACTCCAGTAGTTGAAATATCCACGGCAAAAAAAGGCTGGAGGGTTTTTGGTATTTGGGGCGACCAATCCAAAGGAGAAGGCTACAACATAGGCCCATTTTTCCCTGATACCCAATATGAACAATGTAGTGCTTTTATGGTGAGCCTATATAGTCGTTTTGGGCTGCCTTTTGATTTGTGCGATCTTATCAACTTTTACTTACAAAACCCCACCGCCGATAGCCCAATCCCAATGGCAGAAGATGAACCCGAACCAGAGCAAGACATAGATCAAGGTCTTACACTGCTAGCCAACCACATGATCGACCTTGATACTAAAAGGATCAAACGAATACTGAAAAAGACGGACACTAAAAACATTTCCTAAAAAAAAACAAAAATAATTTGTAAAATATTTGGAAATGAAACTAAACCGACGTACCTTTGCAGCAACAAAAATGCTTAGCAAGGTTGCGATGCAGAAAAAACAAAAGATTATGAAATTTGAAAAAGCAAAATTTGAAGAAGCAAAGGCATTACTTTTTGGAATTGATACTGAATGTCCATGTAGTGTATGGAACAAAGATGGTCAATATGAAAAAGAATATAGGGCATTAAAACATGCTTTAAGGGCATGGGATTACGCCATTGTATTTAATTACATGGATGAATCGGGTGAAGTTCTTGTCGATTCAGAAAGTATCGATCTTGCAAGGGATTATGAAAAAAATGGCTCTTCTGTTGATTGGAATGGCCCGTTACATAAAAAATACAGCAATGATGAAGAATATAGAGTAAAAGTAAATGCTGGTCTTAAAATATTGGAAATAGAAGGCATTAACGATTTGGATACAGCAAAAAAAATATATGATACTTACAAAGGTATTGTTACTACTGTTAAAATCGTAGGAGGTAAAAATTACAGTGAAAAAGTTATTGAAGGTACGTATTATGAGTGATAAATTTAAAAATCCAAATCCTCAATACTGGCTAACGAGGTTCAGCGACAAGCAAAAATATACCTTGTCTCGATCACAAGTGACAGGTGGCGAAAACAAAGGGCCTTACAACTCTTATTTGAAAGCCTTAGCAGCACAGGCACAATTAATTTAACCATTAAAAATAAAAAAGCATAGTATTTCATGCAGTATAATCAAGAAGTAGCAGATGCCGTGGCAATCGTCCACGGCATCAAAGCGGCAACCTTAAAAACTTGGAAAATGCGGGGCAATATTCCCGATAAGTATTTCGATACCGAAGGTAATATCGTACCCGTATTTGGTGAAAAAATAACCGATGCTGATAAATACCGGTTGTTAGAAGTTTTTAAGTTGGATAACCTGAATTTTTCAGAAATAAAGTCGATTTCTCTACAGCGATTTACCGATTTAGAACGAGGTAAAGGTATTGTTTACAAGTCCGATTACCTAGAGTTCAAAAAAGAGTGCGTTGATCTGAAGAATAAGTACAACCCAGTATCAAAAGCAATATCTTTTGATGCAAAGATCAAAGCGTTGCATAATTTTTTCAAAGACCCTCGTATAAAACCATTTACCTTTGCTGAAGGAAGAGAGCATATATACTGTATCGACATCATCAAATCCGGTAAAGGATCACCGGATGTTGCATTACTAGAACAAACGATCATAAATATTAGCCTGTTTTTTCAGTCAATTATTCTATAAATAAGTGATGCCATACCCCCTAAAAAATTGGCCTAATTTTTGCAACTAAAAATTTTTTTTAAAATAATCCAGCCTTTAGTTGCGCACGTGACAATTGTCGCATACTTTTGCAACGCCTAACAAATTAATACAACGATTGTCTCTTTATGCCCTCTAGCGTAAAGTGTTCATTTAAGATACGACGGCTTGTCGCTTCTTTCGCTCATCAGACCGCTGATGGCTAATCGTTGTAGATTTGTTAGGCGGCGATAGACGGCAAGTCGTTTTCTTGTTTGCCGATTTAAAACCGTTCAGCACAATGAGCACTACAACATCTACCAACGTACTCCCAGCAGTACAAACCGTTCCAGATCTTTCCATTAACAATCAAGTTGCCGAATTCCGCGACTTACGATTGAGAGTCATCACCGGATTAGAATCGATCCGCAGGTTGTCCCTGCAAAATGAAGAAACAGAAAACGACCAGGAAGGCGCAATACTGGTGAGTGATCTGTCGCAGTTTGCCATCGACGACTTTAAGCGTTTGATGGCCATCCTCGAAGGTTAGATCAAAAAAAAAATAGGTGTAACGCTTCCGCGATACACCTATTTTTTTTTACGTTAATTATTCCGTTCTATTCCTTTGCTTTTTCCGGCACCTGCTCTATTTCCTCCACTGCGAGGATAACGCGGTATCTTCCGGGTGCATACTTATCAAACAGCCTTTGCGCACGTGCGGGTCCTAGATTGTCTCTTCCTTTTCCTTGCACGCTATACAACGCTTGTTTAAGTTCGTTCGGAATACGGCCACTGTCCCAGCGGCCATCTGGTTTCAGTCTGCTTTCTACGTATTTGTAGAAAGATTCAAACCCATCTTTAAAGTCAACTAGTTTATTCATGCCGCAAAGTTGCAAGTTTTTTTGTAAAATGTAAAATATTTTTTTGTTTATACAAAAAACCTTGTAACTTTGCCCTATCAAACAACAACAACAACAACACACACATGGGTATGCAACAATTAAATGAGCAAAAATCGGTAGAGCAAATGGCCTTAGAGGTTGGTCGCTCTATTGATACGCTCCGAAAGCGGTGGCCTGATCTATTCCCCTCAGTAGCATTCAGTAAGAATACCATACTTACCACAGAGCAGCAAAATATTCTTTTGAAGGAATGGAAGCCACGGAACGGCGGAAGCGGAATTCCTCCAACCGGCGGAAGCGGAATTCCTTCAACTGGCGGAAGCGGAATTCCTCCAACTGGCGGAAGCGGAATTCCTCCATCTGGCGGAAGCGGAATTCCTCCATCTGGCGGAAGCGGAATTCCTCCATCTGGCGGAAGCGGAATTCCTCCATCTGGCGGAAGCGGAATTCCTCCAACTGGCGGAAGCGGAATTCCTCCAACTGGCGGAAGCGGAATTCCTCCAACTGGCGGAAGCGGAATTCCTCCAACTGGCGGAAGCGGAATTCCTCCAACTGGCGGAAGCGGAATTCCTCCAACGTTTGCGCGGCGCTATTCCTCCGCACTTGTCCATTCCGGTGCAGTATTAGTTTTGATCATCGCTTCGGTCATATCAGTAGGCGAAGTCATCAATGAATCCTCTCCAACAGGTTATTGGTCGTATGTTATCGCCTTGGTGATTTGTGGCAGTCCATTACTACTGCTTAGTGCTGGAGCCAAAGTGGATAAATGGCTCGCCTATACCACAATGGCCATCACCTTGATCATAGAAATATGCTGTAATGCAGTAGCCATTAATAAGCACTCCAGTCAGGACTTTGTCAATCACGTGAACCATACCACAGCGATGAACGATATCACTTTTGCCTGGTCGCTCGGTATCGGATTACCGGTATTGGCTCTTTTATTTGAGATTTCACTACTCAACATCATCAAAAAGTCGTAAACACAATGAAAAATGGTATTTTGGACGCGATACAGCAATGGTTATGGCCACAATACGTGCCAGCCGATCACCAACGGTACTTCATTCAGATAGAATGCAAGCCACAACCAAGGGCTGAACGCGATAAAAGCGATCCGCACACGCAATTTGTAGGACACAATCCTACAGGAAACGTGATGAAAGCCACGCCACTGGCTTTCAAGGACAATAACTCTACCGAGTTCAGCACAATACGCGCATTCGCAAAGGGTAAGGCTGTAGAAGCCAACGTCGTAAGCCATCTTACCAGTTTCGACCTCGAAGAGTTGGCACGCCGTAAGCCATCCGTACCACAGGCAACAGCCGAAGTATTCAAAGCCACATACCATTCCAAGAACGGCAATACCACCGCTGATGAAATGGCCATGATCACCGGATTTAGTAAGTCCTACGCAGCCACGTCATTGGCTGCATTCAGGGCTGCCCTATCGCGCGAGAGGGGTGAAAGTGGTACGTAGGCACTAAAAGACACTAATGCTACAAAATTAGTGTGTGTTTATATTGATTATCAGCACATTACGAGTTTTTAGTGTTAGTGTCTAATACACTAATTTAGGCACTAAAACACACTAATTTATACACTAAAATACACAACAACAACATGTTTCTCACCACACTATTACTCATCTTAGCCGCTGGCTTATTCATCTGGTCGCCCGTGGCCAACTGGTGGAACGACCGCCAAGACCGCGAAGCCGAAATAGCTGAACTGGAAGCCGCTGCAAGGCACACACGCCCCGTTCTTATTCGTAGCCGATATATCGGCGATCCCGATGTCGAAGATGCCTACTACAGGCTAAAAGAAAACATTCGTCGTGCAGGTAAAATATTTATTACTCCAGATGATATCCACTTGGAGATATACCGTACACGCACACAGAATGCAACTATGTTTATCGAGTTTCAAGACTGGGTTGATCTCGTAGAATCCGAACACCGCAAGCGCGTCAACGCATGGGAAACCAACATGGAAACCACCATGAAAACCGACAAGGGCGAGATCGGTCTTAACCAACAAGGTCGCCGCGCATTCAATGGACAAAAAGACCCAAAGAAACGCACCTATATTTTTGACATAAATAATTAAGCACAATGAATCAGTACGATACAGGAAGGGCAACCATTGATGCCCTATTCACACAAGGGAAAAAGGATGAAGCATTGGCCATAGCGGTCAAGGTTTTTCCGCATCAGCGGCATATACTTCGAAATGCGGTGGCGGAAAACAACGAGGAACTATTTCGCGAGGTATGTTCTATTCCGCGTGGATCGGAGTGGGTGGACGGAACATATTTGCCGGGGCCATTCGCGGGGTTTTCCATTCCGTCACCAGTAGAGCCTACGCGGAAAGCCACGGAATTAGAAATCGTTTCTTCCGCCGATATTGTTTCCGCGTTCCGTCCCTTGTTTGTATTCGTGATTTGTGCTGGAGGATTGGTTGTAGTTGTTTTGTTGATAGTAGTGGCGGCTGGCAGCATCCTTACCGGGGTGGCTGCTGGCCTCACTACGGCTTTTACTATCATAGGAGAATGGGTGGGCTATTTTATTGGCGCAGTCATCGGTTTTGGCGCTTTAGTCGTGTTGTATTCATTCCTCAAGGAGGATCAGCAAGATGAACCACAGCCAACAACACCCACAACCAAAGCACAAAGCCAAACAATCGAACAATACAACATCTATATTAAATCAAATGGTAGAGATACCACATTCAACTAAAAACGATGAATAAGGCATTACGCAACAACATAGAGATGCTCACTTTTGCAGTAGATAAATTGCAATCTAAAGCACGGCTTTATACGCCTAAAAAAACATGCAATTATGTTACCTACATAGATCAGGTAGGTTGGGTCAATACTTACGACCCAACCGCCACTGATGACTACTGTGAGTCGTGTATTAAAAAAGTAGTCTCGGATTTGGAAGAAAATGACACTGCTGAACGACCCGATGACTTTGTTCGGTTTGAGTCAGAGATAGAGGAAACCAAAGAGCATGAAGGATTTTGCCCTTGCAAGACTTGTGGTGAAATAATTACTTGTACCGTAATTTGGAAGGAAGAATTACTCCAACACTGGATCGACTTATCTGATGAAGATTTCCGTCAAGCCCTTACCAGCAATAAAAACTGCTACGAACTAAGTAAAATATGCGATATATTGCACGGCTCTTTTAATGAGTTTCCTGGTCAAACAGTGGAAATCGCAAAACGAGTTTTTAATGCAAAATAAATATTTTGCAAAGTCTATCAAATGATATACCTTTGTATCAACAAGCCCTGGGTTACTGCTGGCTCGGGGTATTTTAAATGCCACTTATCATGAGATTATAGTTGAAGGAGGGGTAGTAAACGAACTATCCCTCCGGATTCTGCTCAAAAGAATATATATAGTACAGCAACAAATCAGTATGACATATTTACCAGTTCGTATCATGGGATATGGGCGAAGTAAATAACCTAAAGAGAGGGGGACTATTCGGTAGGCTTACTGATTTTGTTGAGGTGCTTAAAGATAGAGTACACATTTTTACTTCATTCGGTTTTTTGGGATTGGCCCTGTTTTGAGTAATCAGAATGGGGCTTTTTGCTGTCCTTTAGTGGGCTTTATAGTAGCCTCATTTTTGCCTTATGAAGATCGTAGAACAACACCTCGCCGCTACGCAATACTTCCGGCAGGTTTTCCCTAAAAAAAATATAGTACTCCATCATACGGTGAGTAGTACTGCGCAAAGTCCCTTGAAATGGTGGTCAATGCAGCCTGAGCGTATTGGCACGGCATACGTCATCGCCAAAGATGGCACTATTATCCAGTGTTTTGATAACCGTTTTTGGGCGCATCATTTGGGGCTTCGGCATCCATCCAATTTGGATTTTAATCGCCGTTCCATTGGGATAGAATTGGTCAACGAGGGTTTTCTATTTCCACAAAAAGATGGGAAGCGTTGGCTACATCCCAACGGCCCTATTTTTACAGGTCAAACCATCGAAGCACCTTGGCGCAATGGATCGCATTGGCCAGTTTACCCGGAGGAGCAAGTAGATGCCTGTGCTCAGTTGGTTGCTAGGCTCATACAGCAATATAAAATGCCTGTCACCTTTGCCGAATTCGGCAAGTTTGACATAAAAATACCGCATCAATCTACCGTATATG